GCGTCCAAGTCTAATGCCATCTACGGCCGCAGCGCCACCGTGCAGCCTGCCGCCTACTATGTGCACATCTGGCGGCGCGTGGCCTGAGAAAGGAGGTTTTGAGCGATGATCCCTGTGACATTTGACACTGTGGCAACATTGCAGTTTGGCAGTGAGGGTCACCCGACCAGTCTGCACTTTGCCATCCCGGAAGAGTGGAAAACCTGCAAAATCAGACTCCACCTGCGGCGCAGCGACGGTAGCTTTGTGCCCCCGATGCAGCTGGACGAAAATGGATGCGTAAAAGTAAACCGCAGTGACTCCGGCAAGACCGGCGGACAGTGGATGCTGTCGGCTGAAAGTCCTGACGGAAAAGTATCTTACTCGCGAATCGGCAAATATGTGACCCCCATGGAGGTGACACAATGAAGATCATTGACGAGAACGGCGCGGTCGTGGAAAGCCCTGACCTGACGCTTGGGTATCTGATGGACGACACCGAACCAGTGGAGCACCCCGCTGTGAAAGGTGTAGAGGAAGTGAGCCACTACGAGACCGTAACGGAGTATCCCGGCGGCGGCAGGGATGTGCGGAAGGTCATTGATGTGCCGGGCGTACCGGCAAGACCCGCGTGGACCGAGCAGCTGCCCATCCAGAGGTACATCCGCTACACCGCCGAAGAGCTGGCCGCGCAGGAAGAAGCGCGCAAAAAGGCCGAAGCCCGGGAGAAGCTGCCGGACACGGTGGCGGCACTGCAAAAAGAAAACGAGATGTTCAAGCAATGCTTGCTTGAAATGAGCGAGATTGTGTATGCATAAAATCACACAAAAATTAGAAAGGTTGGTACGTATGATGGCTAAGTTGTGGGCACAGGAAATTATGTTCGCTGAGACTATGGAGGACGCAAAGGCTCTGTACGAGCGTTGCCCCCGCCTGCTGAAGGAGAAGGTCAAGGCAATTCTCATCAAGAGCGGCTTTGAGGAAATCACGCAGTAAGGACGCTGAGGGCAAGGCAGATCAGTAGCTGGAAGAGAACGTGAAAATCGGGGCCTGACCCCGTGAAAGGACGTGATACATATGGCAATCAAACAGTACAGCCTGAAAGCAGACGGTGCAAAGCAGCTCTCTCCCGCATTCCGTGTGCGGGAGTTCCGCTGCCGCGACGGCACCGACACCATCCTCATTGACGAGGGCCTTGTGGTGCTGCTGCAGTGCATCCGGGAGCACTTCGGCAAGCCCGTGACCATTACCAGCGGCTACCGCACCGCCAGCCACAACACGAGGGTGGGCGGCTCTAAATCCAGCCAGCACCTGCTGGGCCGCGCCGCGGACATTCAGGTACAGGACACCGACCCGCTGGCTGTGGCCGCCTACGCCGAAAGCCTGATGCCCGGCTGGGGCGGCGTGGGCCGCTACCCGGTCAAGGCAGGCCGGGCAAAGGGCTGGGTGCACGTGGACACCCGCCCGAACAAGAGCCGGTGGACGTTGTGAGGGGGACAACATGGCAAGTTACCTGATTTCTGATGCACCTTATGCATCGTGGCTCTCCGAGGTATTAGCTACACTGGAAGAGCACAAAATCAGTCAGCTCGCGATAGCTGCGCCTTTGCCGACCGGCGAGGTATTCACCGGCTATTTCGGTATGGACACGATGGACAAGGCGCTAATCGCAACGAACATTCAGGCCGACGCTACCATGGATGTGGTCTGTGCCAACGGCCAGCGCATCCAACAGGCGTGGGAAGATAACATTGAAGATTCGGAGGATTGATACCAATTCAGCAGATTTTCTCGTACATCTCCGCGCACTGGATGGAGGGATCCATCTGGCTGCTGGGTCTTGGCTGGGGCTACCTCGTAAAGAAAGTAACCGAGTACAAGACCATCAAGGACGGCCTGCTGGCCATCATGCATGACCGGCTGTATCAGGTGTGCACCTACTACATCCAGCAGGGCTGGATCGATGCCAGCGGCCTGAAGAACCTCGAATACTTATACCAAAGTTACCACGCGCTGGGCGGCAATGGCACCGGCACCGAGCTTTATAACCGGGCCAAGGCGCTGCCCATCCGCGATTAAATGCAAGCCCGGCAGCGCCGGGAGAAAGGAACTGACTATGAACGCGCACACCTACAACGCACCCACCATCTCCGCAGGCACCATTGCCCGCACCGCCTGCCTGCTGCTGGCCCTGACCAATCAGGTGCTGTCTGCACTGGGCAAGCCCGTGCTGCCCATCGAGAGCCAGACCGTGGAGCAGCTGGTTACCGCTGGCATCACCACCGTTGCCGCGCTGGTCGCGTGGTGGAAGAACAACAGCTTCACCCCCGCAGCCCTTCAGGCAGACCAGACCTACGACAAGCTGAAGGCACAGGGAAAGTAA